TCTGCTGTTTATCATCCAGAGTGGCCTGTGGCAGCCGTAACGGCACATTCACCAGTCCCTGCCGCTGCTGAAGCAGTTCATTACCCAGCCCCAGCAGACGGTTGAATTCCGTATGCTGACCATTCATAACCAGCATGGACTGGTACACCTTATTCTGCTCTGCCGCCTGCTGACGAATTAACGCCACACGACGGTCTTCCAGCCCGGCAAGCACATCCTGAATGGACTGCGCTTTTTCCTGCATCTGTGCCAGACGGGACTGCTCAACGGCAAGCTGCTCTGTTGCCTGAGCAAGCCCTTCCGTTACGGTCTTCACCGAGGTCAGATGGTTTATCATGAATCCGTCACCGGTCGTCCAGCCCGGGTTCGCCAGAACATACTGATATCCTGCGATTTTTTCCTGCAGGGATTTCACCCGACTGGCCTGTTCATCAATCAGCCGGTTCTGCTCTGTCAGCGCCGCCCGTGTTCGTCCTTCATTATCTGAGGCTTCAGGCAAAGACATTGACGGCGTTTTATGCGCGATTTCATCTATCGTCAGTGCATACTGGCGCGCAGACTCCCTGGCCTGCTCCTGATTCTGGTACAGCGTGTACCATGCTGCAGCCCCCAGCATCACCAGTCCGGGTACGCCACCAACCAGCCCCAGCGCACCGCTCATCAGACGTGAGCCCACCGCCGTTGTACTGTTCAGCGCATTCTGGGCGGCGCTTCTGGCAGCAATATTTCTGTTCAGGCGTTCCTGTGTGGCCGCCAGACGGGCCTCTGCAGCAATCTGCATCTCCGTCCCGCGGGCTGCCGCCACGGCCTGCTGAGCACGGTACACGGCTGCCCTTGCCCGCGCCGTGGCAATCTGCGTTCCCCTGAACTGTGCTTCCGCCAGTGCAACTTCATTACGTGCAGCCGTCACAAGTCCTGCCGTGGCAGACATCGCTCCGGAGGCCATATTGCCAAAGTACCGGGCAACCCCGACGGCAACCAGCGCGCCCACGGCTGTTGCCACATTCTCAATCTGTCCGGCAACACCGTTCAGCATGCCGGAGAGCGTTTTTGTCACCCCGCTGGCCTCATTCGCACCGCCCACCCAGGCCATAAAGGCGTTTTCCACCTTTGTGATACTACTGGAAACCGTTTCCGGCATGGCCGCATATTCATCACGTAATATCCCCAGCTGGCTGATTAACGCGGGGACCACTTTATCCGCTGTCAGTTTTCCGTCATCCGCCATTGCCTTCAGATCTTTACGGGCCACGCCCATACCCGCAGCCAGTGCACGTACGATCCGGTCACCACTTTCATTGACCGAATTAAACTCCTCACCACGCAATACACCCTGCGCCAGCGCCTGACTGAACTGGGTGATCACCGAGCCCGCCTCTGCCGTACTGGCACCGGAGATTTTCAGCCCTGTCGAAATGGCCTCCGTCACCTTCAGCACATCATCAGCACTGTAACCATATTCACGCATCGAGGCAGCCGAACGGGCAAACAGGGCCGCATTATCCGAAAATGCGGTGCCTGTCCGCTGGCTGATATCCATCAGCACTTTCTGTGATGACGCAAATTCATCCGATGACTGCGACGCCTGTTTCAGACGGGCATTCACGGAGCTCCATTCATCCGCCAGCGAAATCAGGTGTCCGGTGGCAAAGGCACCGGCAAACGCACCGGTCATTCCGACAGCCGAAGCGCGGATTTCCGTCAACTGGCTGTGCAGCTCAGCCAGAGCCCGGCGCTGCTCCCTGGCTGCCGCAGCAGCCTGACGTCCGCCATTCTGCAGGGTCCGGTAATATTCACTGCCCATACGGGACGCCCGCTGGATCTCCGACTGGAATGACTGTGAATTTGCCGAAATTTTGATAATCAGTTCACGTAACGTCGCCATTCACCTTTCTCCGGGCAAAAAAAACCTGCCACAGCAGGTTTTCATCATTATTTATGACATTGCTGCAAGGCTCAGCGCGTCTTCCAGCGCCGCAAACGGATCCACCTCCGGCTTATCCTCATCCTCGCCCCAGCAGAGCATGGCGTCCTTCAGTGCAACATTCATCCCCTGTGCCCCGAAAACCGCTTTCACGATCTGTGCATTACGGATATCCCCGCGCTCATCACCCAGCGGGGATACCCTGTCGAACTCCATCCACATCATCGCCTCGCTCGCACTCAGGCTGTGCCGCAGTTCGGATAAGGTGCGCCCCAGACGGAGCGCAAGTCGCATCAGAAAGCGAATTTCCGGGCGGGCTACTTTTTTCTGGCCGACTCTGCATCAGCGATCAGTTCCAGTGCCTGACGCAGCAACCGGGCATGTACCGGACCATAGACGGCCAGCACCTGCTCACGGTCGTCCGGAGTGAACACCCGTTGCAGGTCAGTATCACACAGGACATCGCAGAACAGCGTCACATCCGCTTCCAGGTTACGGCGGGTTTTCGCCACCACCGACAGGGTATCGTCATCCTCTCCATCACCATTGAGCACTTCCTGCCACAGATACCAGGCCTCTGCCGAAGGCTCCCGCAGCACCACGCTGACATTACCCCATTCCGGCACCTTCACCGTTTTATGACGAAACCCTGACAGTCTGGCCAGCGCCAGCGTTTTCAGATCCTTTTTCATGATGACCCATCCCCTTATCCGGCGGCTGCGCTCACTGTCACGGTGCATTCAACAGACGTCACACTCTGTGCTTTCTCTGCCGAATCGGTCACCACGCAGGTATATTTCCCCGCATCAGCGGACTGCGCACCTGGCTTACTGAAGGTGTCTGTCGTCTGCCCGTCAACCGGCTGACCATCCTTCTTCCAGGCGTATTTATACGGCGGCGTTCCCCCGTTGGCACTGACTGACATTGTCAGCAGCGCACCTGTATTCACGGTAAGTGTTTTATCCAGATTTTTCACAAACGCCAGCGGTACCACAAAGGACACCGGTTTGCCTTTCATACGCAGTGAAAACGTTGCTGCCACCACGCCGTTGGTACCGGATGACCAGGTGTGCTGACGCACTTCCGCCAGGAACTTAAAGCCCTTACCGGACGGAAACTGCACCTTAAACGCATACACCGTGTCATTGTCATAGGCATCACGCAGGGCGTTCTGGGCCTGATTCAGATAAAAATTACCCGACATGGAAATCTCAGACGACGCCCCCAGACCGTTGATGTTCTCCTGCTCTGTGGAGCAGAGCGTGGTCACATCAATATCCTGTTTCTGACCGGCGGTGAACTGGACCTCCTTGATGGTGCAGTCCAGACGCAGATATTCCGCCTTCTCCATGGTTTCAGCAGTCGCCGGGGCAGATGAAATCATCACCTGCGTCAGCTGTGAACGTTCATACAAAGCAGACATTCTGCCTCCTGATAATAAAAAACCCGCACGCGGCGGGTTATGGGTTCTGTTGAAAAAATTACACCGTGACCTGAAACTCCAGGGTAGCACGGTAACAGCGGTTTTCCGGAATATAGTCCTGCATTTCACTGACGGATCCCGGGGCCAGCAGCATTATGGCTTCACGGGCGTCCTGACGTATCTGACGCGCCTGCGTCACTGTCCCGGCATAAACGTCTATCTGCACCGACACTGAGGACTCCGCCTGCCCGCCCATCACGTCCGCTGACACCGATGAAATCAGGCTGAAAACCACCCACGGAAGCGCCACCGACGGCCTGCCATCCAGCAGGGGGACCACATACGGGTACACCTGCCCGCCGGCAAGATGCGCCAGATGAGGATACAAATCCGCCTCCGTCATCGTCTCAGTACCTCATCAATGGCCCGGTTCATCCGCGCAATCGCCACCTGTGCCGCCTGTTCACTGCGCACATCAAATGCCGGGCGCACAAACGGGTGCGGTGGCATATTCACGGTCCCCATTTCCACAAACCGCCAGTAGAAAGCATTGCGCGGGTTATCCGCCTTCATGGTGTTATCGCTGTTACCGGTGTCCGGATTAACACCACGGATATGGACACCGGATTCCATCCCGCCATCGCGGGAGCACCGGGAAAGGACCACCACATTGCGGCGCAGTTTTCCCCTGCGTACCGGTGCCCGTGACACCACTTCTTCTTTCAGCACATTCGCACCCGCACGGGTTGCCTCACGCAGCACCCGGTTATTTTCCGCACCACTCAGAAGCTGCAAATCGCGGCTGATGTCCTCCAGCCCCGAAAAATCCAGCAGGGTTTCGATCATTTTTCCCCTCCCAGCCGACAGAGAATTTCCAGACGCCCGCCGGTCGCATCCGGCACGGGCAGCCCGACAACGTTCAGGATCCGGTCACGCCATGGACCACTCAGCACATGAAGTCGTGACGCTGCCGTGATTTCCCGGCCGGACTGACCGCGCACCCAGATGCGGATTTCCGCCTGCGCCATTTCCGCACCGGACTGCATCCGCTCCCGGCTGCTCCTGCCACGGATATCCGCATGAATTTTCCCGCATGACACCCATTCTTCCGTCATTTCTCCGGCAGCATTACGGGTTAACACCGGGTTCAGAACACTTATCATCTGTGTCAGACGACCTGCAGATATTGCCATTCCCCCTCCTCATAACACCGTCGGACAACGCAAATCGTAAATCAGCACGGAAACAGAAAACGGCAGCTCCCCCTGAATCAGTTCTTCCCGCTCCGCAAGATCCGGATTCCGGTACAGCATCCCGGTCAGTCGCATGGCAGCCCCCTTCATCCGGGTTAATGCCTCGCCCGGGATCAGTTCACCGTCCTCACGAATCACCTTATCCCGGCTGCCCTGAATGTAGGCCAGCAGCACGGCGGTAGCCTGACGAACCTTGTCCATCAGCATGTCATCATCCGCGTCATGGTCGACACGCAGATGTGCCTTGATCTCTTCCAGTGTCAGTAATGCCGTCATTTTCCGCCTCCAGCATCCCGTCCCCGTTTGGCAGCCAGGGTCCAGCCTGATGAATGAGCTTCTCCGGGTTTATCACCGGTCATACTGTTGCAGTGCCACAGCGAGCCCCCCCATGTCACTGTATCGCCGGGGTGGTAGGTTTCACCGGCTCTGAACACACCGCGGTAGAGCATCACCGGCAGGGAAAATGTTTTTTCCGTACGCTGGCCACTGCTCTGCCGGACCACCACAGTGAACGACCGTTCGCCGGTCATGCTGACGTCAATATCGGCCACCCCGTCAACCAGGCATTCCCATCCCCGCATCCCGTGCGTTTTTTCATACGCCCGCCAGAGTCCGCCCAGGTGTGTGGCATACGTGCCCCGGGGAAAGGATTTTTGATCGTCAATAGCGGGGAGCACTTCCAGTGCCGTGGCATCACGCCCGTCCTGCGGAGCCGGAAGGGCATTCACCGCCTCCAGAACCGCCTGCTTCAGTACTTCCGGATCGTAATCACGACCATCACGCGGAGCAGGGATATGGCTTACAGCCTCTTTCACCATCTGCTCAAGCATCGGACGCACATCATCGGGGGTGATACTTTTGCCGTCCGCCGGTACCGGAATATTCGCAACCGCATCATTCACCGCCTGCTGCAGTACATCCGGATCATAATCACGACCATCACGCGGTACCGGAATGGTCCCCACAGCGTCATCCACCATCGCCTGCAGAACCGGATGTACCTCATCCACCGTCACATGCTTCTGTAATACCGCCGACAGGGAAGCCAGTTTCTCTTCAAACGCTTGTGCCTGCGCGGCCATCTTCTCCTCAAATGTGTGCTGTAAATCCGCCAGCACCGTGGCGAATTCTTCGCCCAGTGCACGAATAATGGACAGTTCCCGTTCCGTCATTTTCGCAGTATCCCCCTCAACATCGCTTTCAACGCACCATGCTCTGTTTCACTGATTGCCTTATTACCGTCAGATGCGCCGTCAGGCAGTTGGGCTGAAACTCTTTTCCCGGACGACGCAAACGGATCTTCACGGGCATCACGACGGGACAGCGCCTCCAGACTGTAGTTCTGCTGCTGAAGATACAGTGCATCACCGCCGGCCAGGGGCGGCAGGTTCTCACGTTTACGGGCCTCATTGGGCGTGAGAAGCGTATTTTTCACCGACTCACCCAGCGTTTTCATGCGCCGTTCGCTGTCCATTCTCAGCAGCGTGGTGACGTCAAACTCCGTACTCTCGTTTTCCCCCGTTTCCAGCGCCTCATCCAGTAACAGTTCAATGGACTCAATCAGCGTCTGCAGGCACTGGGAATAATACTGCTGCTCCAGCGCCTCCACGTTGTCACTGGAAGGTGGCTGGCCAACGCCAATCTTGTAGGCCGGGACACGGAACACCGAACAGACAATTTCAGCGGTCATCTTCAGTTGTTCCACCGTCTGCGCATCCACCGGTGAAAACGTCGTGGGGTTGTATTTTGCCCCGTTGCTCAGAATGGCCGTTTTCCCCGCATTTTCGCCGGTATACCCGCTGTCCCAGTTGCTCTTCAGTTTTTTCGCATTTTCTTCCGTAATACTGCCGGGGATCTCAATCACCCCGGATGGCCTGCCGCCATTTCTGAAAAAAGACGTCGAATTTTCCTGAATATGATGCCCCTGCGTGGCCGCCAGCCCGGCGGCATACACCGGCGGCAGCCCCACAAGCGGATGAAAAAAACAGTTAAACCGGTCGTGGATCACTTCCCGGGCAGGCACCGTCACCGCCTCCGTGATCCCGCAGTTCCGGTCCGGCGTGATGCGATAGAACACCTCGCCGTCATCCGCCACCAGAGGTTCAACCCGGCTCCAGTCCAGAATACGCAGTTCTTTGATCTGCCCCCGGGAGTTACGGATTTTCAGCACCACCGTATTGCCGTGACGCAGTTTGGCGTTCAGCCACAGTTCAAAAAACTGGATACGATTCTGCTGTGCATTGGGACGACGACAGAGACGGGCAATATCCCCCTGCCGTTTTTCACGGCGGATCCCCTGTGTATCCGTCTGCATCAGGCGCAGCCGCATTTTGGCGATATCCTGGGATATCAGCGAAATGCAAGAAAACACCGCGTGAAAGGACAAAACGGTTTCCGGATCGGCTTTCACACCCTGCTGCCAGGCACCGGCAAAAGGCTCAGCCATCGCCTGAAACAGGGACCGCCAGCCCACTTCTCTTACGTCACGTCCTGATTTCTGGTTTTTTCGGGTTCGCCGCAAAAGGTTCCACATTCGCCATGCTCCGCATCACGTTTCTTTTTCTGACCTGCCGGACGTCGCGCTGTGATGTACTCCGCCTTCCCCAGGCGAACCAGCACCTCCGCACACGGCTGTGCCACATCACGGATATCCCCGGCCCGGGCATCATGCGTGCCCTGCAGATACTGGATTTTTGCCATCTGTTACTGCGGGACGCTCTCACCTCCCGCCCTCCTCATCAGACTCAGCCGCCGGACGCACTGCCGTAGTTCACACCGGTGATCACAGCCACCGCCGCAGTACGGCGACGACGCCAGTTGATCCAGCGCTCCGCACGGATGGCCACGCTGCCGGTCTGGAACATGGAAACCAGCTCCACCGGCGACGGTGTGGTGCTGTCGCCGCCCGGCTCAGACTGCATTTCCAGTGACGCTTCACGGGACATATCCACTGCCACACCGCCGTCATCCGCCAGATAAATATCCGGTGCATTCACCAGTACCAGCTGGTCACCCACATACTGGGAGACAATCACCGGAAGCCCCTGAAAGATCCCGCCCAGCAGGGTCATGTCCGGATATTCCTTCTGACCCAGCGCATTTTTACGCATGGACAGCGCCAGGGCATTGGTGCTGGACATCAGCCAGACCGCACCAGTGGGCTGCAGATTTGCCGTCACAAACTGGCCAAACGCGGCCTCGGCATCCGCATCCGGGTTACCGGTTGATGCCGTGCCCTTCACATCATGGGTGATGGACGCCGGGGAGACATCTGCCACTGCAGCTTTTTTCGGGTCCACAAAGTCTGTGTCCAGACGCGCCACCACCGCTTCTGCCAGCGCATTACGGACCAGCGCATCAGCTGCCGGACTGGAAAAACGGATCAATTCTTCCGTCAGTACCGCAATGGCCGACACCTTCGCATGACTGAAGGTGATGGATTCAAAATCAAACTTCGTCAGGGGTTTTGCCTTACCCTCCCCCACCCAGCCGGCAGCACCGCCGGACACCTGGGCATGCACGCGGATATTGAACGGCACCTGACGAAGAGCAGGGATCCCGCCCTGACCAAATCGCCCGATAATGGTCTGAGGACGCAGGTAATCAATAAAGTCCTGTGCGTATTCCTGATATTCAGACAGGCTGCCTGCCCACTGTGGGTCCGTGGTGGTCCCTGCCCCCACCGCCGATTTCAGGACATGATGCAGACGGCTGTCATCCGGATACTGACGACGGGCCACTTCCAGGGCTTCAGAGCGGACACCTTTAGCCGCGGCCAGTGATTTGGCAAAGCGGGCGAAACCAATCCCCTTCTCCAGTTTCTGCTCAACACGGATCACCGGCGCTGAAGCCACCGTGGCCACATTCCCGTTACCGGCCTGTTTCACCGGCTGTGCCGTGGCGGCCTTACTGGTTTCCAGTTCACGCAGACGCTTCAGGTGCGCATCCACCTGACGGATTTCCGCTGCGGTGTTGTCGTAGTGCTCTTCCTCTTCCACATCCAGTGTGCGGCCTTCCTCTGCGGCTTTGTTCATGATCTCCTCAAGGGAGGCTGCCAGCGCCGCACGCTTGTTTTCAAAACTTTTAATCTGTTCACCAGTATTCATTGCTGACTTTTCCTTATGAAAAGAGGTGATTGACTGTGCCGAAGCGCCGGCAGAAGATGCGATTTTCACCACCGGTTTCCGGTTGCCGGACGCGGCAGAAAACGGGCGGTCGAAATATTTAATGGTCCGGATGGTGCATTCCGCATTCGCGGGCACGGTGACGGCAGACACCTCCATCAGCTCCCAGCGCAGAAAATGCAGTCCGCCTCCGTCCAGATAAGTGTATTCATGGGGCCGGAAGCCCACAGAAAGCCCCCTGACCAGCCCGGTCTTAATGGCAGCCCAGGCCTCATCCAGCCGGGCTGCCATCTGGGAGGGCATCCCCGGCTCCGGCTTCACCAGCATTGCCGTGATTTCCAGCCCTTCCCTGACCCGACGCACCGTACACTGGCCTACAGGGCGGGAATGGTCATGCTGCCAGAGAAACGGGATCGTACTGCCAAACTCCGCCCCCTCCGGCTCCAGGATGTCACCATCCCGATCCGGAGAAGGCGTTGACGCAATCCCGGTGATCACCCGTTCATCCTCGCTGAAGGATTTCACCGTCAGCAGGGAACAGGCCCGTTTAAGAGTCACATCAGCCTCCTGAAAATAAAAAAACCGCCGCAGCGGTTCATGATGGTTACAGGGTGAGCAGGGTTATATGAAAAAAACCTCATACGCTTTCTTTTTCGGTTCCGGATTCAGGGACATCAGGGACACCGCATTGAAGAGCGCCATCAGCGGGTCAATTTTTCCCCGTCCGCTGGCCTGTTTGGTGATAAGAATGGCGTTACCTTTAGGCTCCACCCGGGCATTGCCAACGCACCAGGCCATCAGTGGCTGACCACCATGCACCAGTACTCCCTCAGCCAGTTTGCGCTCGGTGGTTTTTATGGCCCCGCCCAGCTTCCAGCCCTGGCTTATCCCCACAACAATTCCGTCGGGGATCCCGGCTTCCGCCAGTGAATCCAGAATCTGCCCCACACCTGACGGGTCAATACCGATATGCTCCAGTAACTCAGCCTCATGAATACGACGCACATACTCCGCCACTTCCGCCGTGTCATCCCCGACCCGACGGACAATCGTCATGTCTCCACAGGCCACAAAATCCTGAAAACGGGATGCCTCACTCTTCCGTCTGACCACCGCGGTTTCATGCGCCCAGGCATGGCCCCAGCCCAGCCATTCGCGGGTTTCCCTGTCACGGCCAATCACGTACATTCCCAGCAGATCATCCAGGCCCCCGCCGTCAATCCCCACCGTCACCACATCAGCGCGCTGCAGGATATCGTCCAGGCTGACGCGCCTGCCCTGCTGCTCCCAGAAATCCGCACCCACCCAGCGGTCAGAACGCAGGGCAAGACCAATTTCCACATTGGCATGTTTTGACATGAAGCCACGAAATGCTTCCTCACCAGCCTCCCGGGCTTTACGGTACTCCCGGTACAGAAAAGCCTCATCCACCGAATAACCGAGATTCGGGTTAACCATGGCGAGGTTTTCCATCAGCAGGTGAGCCCCGCTTTCCACCATTTCAGGAGGATGCTCAAAAATCACCGGCAGAAAGTGCGGATCATGAATTTTGCCGTCACGGACATCCCGGGCATACTGCAGTTTCTGTCTGAACACCCCGGCGGGCGGTTCATTCGACTGGGTGGTCGTATACACCACAAACCCTTCCGGACGGGAGGCAAGCCCGCCGATGGCTTCACGTAGCATGTCTTCCGCCTTGTACTGCTTGCCAAACAGCCACAGTTCATCAATCAGTGTCCCCACGGACTTGATACCGGACACCGTATTCGGATCGGCTGCCACCACCTTCAGGGTGGTGTCCGTCACCCGATGGGTGATGGTCCGGATATGTGTCTGCACCTGACAGAGGTCATCCAGATCATCGTCCCGTCGTACCATATCCCTGGCAGGGTTGAAGGCGTTAGCCGCCACCTCCACGGTCGGGGCCAGAATCGTGTAACCCGCCGCCTGCCGCCAGTTCAGTAACAGTGCAGTCATCATGATCCCCGCGGCCAGCGTGGACTTCGAGTTTTTCTTGGGGATAAGGATAAAAACTTCCTTGATATGGCGTACACCGGTCTGCGCATCGTAGGAGCCAAACAGGGCCGCCACCAGGTCAAACACCCACGGTGCACAGGACTCCCCGAACGTAGGGCTACCAGGTGCATCCACAATCCGCAGTTGTTTAAAAATCGCCAGGGCATGTGCGGCCTCGTCCGGATAAATCGGATCCGGAATAATCGACAGCCCCTTTTGCAGGCGCTCTGCCCAGTCCGGGCAGGCTGTGCTCCATACAGGTATCATCCGTTGCCCTCATTATCGTTATTCACCACCAGTCGGGGGGGCGGTGGCACCGCAAAACGGTTAGCCGCTTTTTTCGCGGCATCACCTTTTGCCGATTTTTTACCGGCATCGCCTTTTTTATGGTGCGTGAACTGCGCCAGACGCCAGGCCGCATCCAGTGCCAGTTTCGGATCAATGCAGAGGTTTTCCACCAGGATCCGCCCCATGGCTTTCACCGGATCGGGAAGACCATCCTCCATATATTCAATACCAGGAGACATCACCGCGGACGGTGGCATCTCCGGATTGTTTTCGTCCGGCTGTGGTATTGCAGCCACCTCACGGCGACGGGGTTTATCCTCCTGCTCTGATTTTTTCTGCCGGTAAACAGGAACCTCATCCACCTCCACCGTCTCGCACTGTTTACGGGCTATAAACGCGAGCACCTCCGGATCTTTTGCCAGCTGCGAGCCTTTAACCCTGGCGGTCTTCGCCGAATAACCGGCGGCAATAGCTGACGCTGTTTTGTTTTTCCCGGACATGAGCGCCAGCGCAAATTTTCGTTTTTGCGTTGTCAGCACAGCCTCCTCCCGGGTCCATAACGCACTCAGCCGGGTATGGTTCAGCCCATTTTTCCCGGCGTCTCATGCCGCAAATGTTAACTGCTGCCTGGTTAACATTTGCTGAAAAAGCCAGTTAACATTTTTT